CCATCCATTTCGATCGTGGACGGGCGTCACCGAATGATCGGGGCCCGCGGCGCCGGGGCGACGAAGACTCGGGCGGAGATCCGTGTCGCCAGGAAGATCGGAGGGAAGTGGGTCGAGTCGAAACCGGTGGTCAGGATCGTGAACATCAAGCCACCGAGGAAGTCATGACCCTGACGCTATTCGGACGCGAGATGAAGTACTCGGTGTACGCGGGGCACTTCGGTGAGTCCGATTGGCATGAGTGGGTCGCGACGATCGCGGGCCTGACGGTTACGGTGGCAGGCGCCGAGAAGTTCCATTTTGCGCTCACCGAGGATGTCTGCGTAACGGGATTCGATACACCGGGGCTCGCCCGCGACGCGGCGGAGGCGACGCTCCGGAAGCTTCGAGATGCGCTGAATGAGGCGATCCCGATGGCGGCACCGGAAGTGACAAGGCCCGCTGACTGACGCCAGCGGGCCCAGGTTCCGGACTCGCAGACTGGAGCCTAGCATGTTGACCGACCGACACACAAGACGAACGTGGCCCTACGATCCAGAACGCTACGACGCGGACCTCGAGTGGTTGCACCAGGGCTGCGCCCGCGACCTTGGCGAGCAAGGTAACCTCGGCAGCGTCATCTCAAGCCTGGAGCGAGGCGTCTACTGCGCCCCGACGGCGGACGTGGTTGAGGCGATGCTGGCCCGGCTCAGCTGGTCGTGCCGAGCGGTGCAGCGGGCACGCAGGGTGCTCCCGCGCTGGCGCCGGCTGCCACTCGAGACGCGGGAAGTCCTCACGGCCCACTACTCGACCGCCGGCGAGCTCCCGCCACGGGCGGACGCTCTGCTCGGCGACATGGCAACAGTCGCTCTCTGGATGGCAAGCCGAGAGCCCAAGGGACGCGCCCTGCGCGCCCTTCTGAGGGCGCTAGAGCGAGCGGACAGCGGCTACTGCAAGGGGCCAGCCAGGGCCGCGGAGAAGGCCGTCAGGGCGGCGCACATGGCATGGGCGAGGACAGGCCAAGTGGAGGCCGAGCAGTGGGTAGCCGCTGGGGTGTACAAGCCGACCGAGCGCGACTGGCACCCGACGGTGCGCTTCGATGCCAGAGAGACCTCAGAAGGTGACTATTCGCCGTGGATATCTGGGGTGGAGCGTTGACCATGGGCGACCTGATCACGGTTACCGAAGCGGCGCGTATGGCAGGGATCTCTCGTCGCACAATGCTGTGGCGCCTACATCAGATCGACAAACGCTCGGGGGGGCGAGTGCTTAGGAGGTACGGTTCGGGGAGGTCCAAACTATGGGTACACTCGAAGGCTTTGCTGCATGAGCTCAGGGCCGATCCGGAGATCATGGGCGAGCAACTCGCTACACTGTCGTCGCGGCTAGGAGAGCTCGAACGAAGAGTGACGGCACTGCGAGGCGCTCACCGTGGGCTAACGGATGTGGTCGAGCTCGAGAGAAAAAATCAACAAGCGTGGCGCGCGGCATGCGAGGGTACTTTGCAGGGACTTCAGCGAATGGTGCTTTTATCCCACACGGCAACTCTAGGCAACTCTGGGCAACGCGAAACAGATCCTTACAGGGACCCCGAAGGCGGCTGAAGGCCAGCCACGGACCAGGTCCCGAAGACGACTCGATGCCCGACGCCCAACCCGAGCGCACCCCACCGAAGCCACGACTACGAGTCGTGGACGCCACCGAGATCGCGAGATGGCAGACGGACCAGCGACGGCGAGCCAGAACGTTGGCAGGCCCGAAGCCGCAAAGAGCCAAGCGACGGAACGGGGAACTCGTGGCGACCATCGGCGAGCGGACTGGGCTCGGGAGCGAGGACGAAGAAGCCACGTGGCGGAGCTGGCGCGGATGACGGACGAGGCAACAAGAGACCTGCTTGTTGCAGACGCTTCGTGACGCGATCTACGCTGGTCGTTTACCCACGGATGGCTCGGGAACTGAAAGACTCGAACGGCGGAAAGCTTCCGGATGGGGGCGCTATCCAGGTGAGCTACCGGACGGAAGGTGAGAGCGAAGGCAGAGCAAGTCGTAAGCCCCCGCGACGCCGGCGGACAATCGGGCGAGATTGGGCAAGGCGACAGTGTCAGGCAGAGGTAGGCCAGCGAAACTTGATGGGGGCAAGGAAAAGCTCCTTGTCAAGTTGGCCAGCGAAGGACTCCACAAGCAGACCTGCGCATGGGAAGCGGGCATCGGGGTTCAGACCCTTGAGGACTGGTTGCGGAAGGGTGAGCAAGGCGATCCCAAATACCGTGAGTTCGCGCGCGCTTTTCGGGTGGCCGAAGCCAAGGCGGAACACAAACTAGTCCGCCGACTCTCTGTTCTCGCTGGCGGCAGGAAAGGAAACGAGCGCCCCGTGGTCGAATTTCTGAAGCGCCGGTGGCCAAAGCGGTGGGGCGACAAGGCTGTGTTTGAGCAGAGTGGACTTGATGGTGGGCCCATCAAGCACGAGATCACGCCGGCGGAGATCCAGGCCAAGGTGGCCGCGCGGTTCGGCGCCAAGGTGGCCCGAGACTTGACCGGTCCGGGATCCGAGGATGATTCGAAGGACTCCTGAGAGCCAGGAGTGGCGCGAGTACCGCGACGTTCTGCTGAACGAACTACCGATACGCGAGGCACGGGCCTTTGCGGCGTGGTTCGAGACATTCTACCCATTTCAGCAGCAGTGGTTGCTGGAGCCCGCTGACCAGGCACTCTGCAACAAGAGCCGGCAGACAGGATTCAGTCACACCACCGGAGCGCTCGCTGCGCTCTGGGGGATCGCGTTTGCGGAAACGACGACGCTCATTAGCGTCGGCGAGCGTGAAGCAAAAGAGGTCCTCGAGAAAGCCAAGGCGCACGCTGGGCTGCTGACGGACCTGGGCTCTGAGTGGGCCGAGACGGGCGGCAAGGACGCCGCCGAGGAAATCCGATTCAAGCGCGGCGGGCGCATCATTGCGTTGCCGCAGACGTCAGCAGGCCGCTCGTTCTCCGGGAACGTGTTCCTGGATGAATTCGCGTATCTCGAGCGACCAGAGAAGGTCTGGGATGGCGCCGCAGCCGTTACGATGCACGGGTACCGACTGCGCGTGGCATCGACGCCGAATGGCGTAGGCAACTCATTCCACGCCCTCTGCACGAACCCGAAGCAGAACAAGGGCTGGGCATACCACGAGATCCCGATGGAACGCGCCATCAAATACGGCATGCGCGTCAACATGGAGCGGTGCTGGACGCTGGCCAAGGGCGACCCGCGCCTATTTGACCAGCTCTTCAACTGCAAGTTCCTCGACGGTAGCTTCCAGTACATCCCGTCTGCCGCAATAAACGACTGCTCGACAAACGACCTCTACACCTATGAGGGCGACTTCTACGGCGGGCTCGATATTGGGCGCACTGCGGACCTGACGGTTCTGATTGTGCTCCGCAAATGCTCGGACGGGCGCTGCCGAATGGTGTCGCTCCACAGCTGCAAGCGGACCGACCAAGTGGCTCTGGACGGCCTAGTCGCCTACGCCTTCGCTCGGTACAACCTCCGGAGGCTGTGCGTGGACTCCTCGGGCCTGGGCGCGTTTCCGGCTGAGGGAATGCAGAAGCGCTACGGGCGCGCTCGAGTCGAAGCGGTGGTCTTTGGACCTTCAAGCAAAGAGGATCTGGCGACCTCGCTTCACACGTACCTGTCTTCCGGCCTGATTCTGCTGCCCCTTACCGACGCCGCGATGCCCGATGGCGAATCCGGATGCGCCGATGCGCTGCGGCTCGACATCGCATCAATCAAACGCGAAGTCACATCGGCCGGGAACGTCCGGTACGACGCACCCCATACAGACGATGGCCACGCCGATAGGGCCTGGGCACTAGCTCTAGCGCTTCACGCGGTCGGCAAACCCCCAAGCGTCAAGCATGTCGACACGAACCGATGACGGACTCGCTGGAGACTCAACTGAACAACGCCTTGCGGGCTATCCAGGCCAACAAGGGCGAACGGTATCAGCGTCTCGAGGCGTTTGAGGCTTGGGTCAATACCAAGCAATACGTTGGGCGGCAGGATTGGTTCTACGCCGGAGAGAACGCCAAGCCGCTGATCGAGCGAGCTCCCTGCATTGCCTATCCGGTCGTCAAGGCGGCCATTGCGAGTCACACGGACCTACTGCTCGGGGAAGGCAAGCGCCCCAAGTTCGAGGTGTCGCTGCCGGTTGAGGATCATGTTGCGGAACCCAAGACGCCCAAGCCTGAGGGATCAGACGGGTTTACCGAGCCTGAAGAGCAGGATGACGAAGACGACCTGTTCGAAGACGGAATTAGGAATATCACCAAACAGGCCCGGTTCTGGACCGCAGCGCGTGAGGTATTCCGCGAAGGTCTCGGATGCGGGACCGGATGCTCAATCTACGGCGTACGACGTGGCCGGCTATTCATTGACACAGTGAAGGCCAAGTGGTGCACGATCGAACGCAACGCGGACGACGACATCACGAGGCTCGAGATCAAATATCCCTACCTGGACCGGATGATGGATGGTTCAGGCCACGAGACTGCTGTAGCGAGGCTCTATCGCAGGGTCATCGATACAGAGCGGGACGTCACCTACCTACCAGCGAAAGCCGAGAAGGACTCGACGGAGCCCGCCTGGACCGAGGACCCCAAACGCACGTTCGCGCATGGGCTTGGCCACTGCCCGGTTGTCTGGTACGCCAGCATGAAGGGCGTAGCGGCCGTCAATCGCATCGATGGGCAGGCGATCCATGATGACGTACTCGACGAAATCTTCGCGCTGGACTGCTCACTCAGCCAGCGGCATCGCGCTGCTCTGATGGCAGGCGACCCGCAGTGGACCGAGATAGGTGTTGAGGAAGATCGGGGGCCCGCCTCCACCGGAAGAACGGCAGGCCCGAACACGATTGTTCCTGGAGCCAACCCAGACCACTTCGTGAGATGGGCCGAAGAAAACGGAGGAGTGCTTCAGACCGCCGCAGGCGGGAAGCCTGGGTTCGACAATCCAATCACCGGCATATTCGCTCCGCAGCGCCCCAAGATCGCGCGCAAAAAGGGCCCCGGAGAAGTTTGGCGCTACCCGGACCCCGAGGTCAAGGTCCAACTCCACACCCTTCCGGCAGACGCACTCAAGGCGATTGACGATGATGCGAAGGACCTGCGCGCCAAGATCGCGGAATCGCTAGCGGTCGTATTCATGGATCCGGAGTCCGTGAAGTTCTCCGCTTCGCTGTCCGGGAAAGCACTGAAGGTTCTGCGGGCTCGGCAACTAGACCGAGTCGATCAATACCGCGAGGACTTCGGAGACAACTGGATTATCCCTCAACTGCTCGGCCTGCTCCGTGTCGTGTTGGCGGTTGGCGCCAGCCTGCGGCTCAAGAGCGCGAAGGAACTCGCCGCCGCATTGGTTCGCGTAGATGGACTGCCTGACATCGACCTCTTGTGGGGCGAATACTACGAGAACAGCGCCGAGGACTGGAAGGCGATCGCTGAGGTTCTGAAGCTCGTCAAGGGCGCCGGGTTCGCAACGCTCGAGCAGTGCGTGAAGAAGATCATGGCGCTGTTTGGTGACGACGACGCAAAGAAGATCATCGCCGAGCTAACGAGGGAATTGGACGAGGCTGCCGAAAAGGAAGCGAAGCGCGAGAACGAGAGGGATCAGCATCTTGTCACGATCGCAGCAGGAACTCGAGCAGGAACGGAAGAAGGATCTGCGACGAATAGTGGAGGCGGAAGCGGCTTTGCTCCTCCTGCTCCGCCGTCGCGGCCGGAGAGCCCTACAGCTCCAGGCTAACGATTTCGTCATCAGCCAGCACCTGTTTGATGCCGCGCGACTGTCGGTGCTCGAAGGCAGGCGACTGGCCCAGCGATTCTCTCTACAGAGGACCTTGGAGCAGCTCCAGAACGCGATTGGATGGGATGGCCCGGTAGGCCCGGGCCCCTTCAGCCCTGGCCTCCAGGATTTAACCCTGCAACACCAGGTTGCTGCACAAAGCGAAGCTCACGCGGTGAGCTCTCGCTACCTCGAGAGTAAGACCGAAGGCGGGAGGAAGTTCCTCCCCGAATGGGAGCGCAGAGCATCGTGGGAAGCCGACCAGGCTTTCAACGATGCCCGCCGACGTGCCATCCTAGATCTCCCTCCGCGTGTCAGAGCCGAGTTGTGGCTACGCTGGGATACGGCTGGAGACGACGCGGTGTGCCCATCTTGTTTCGAGATGGAGGGGCACACTGTACGCGCGAGTCAAGGGTTCGACCATCCTCCGCCGCTGCACGGGAAATGCCGCTGTAGCGAAACGATCATAACAGCTGGTGAGGCCTGAAACGAATGCCACTCAACCCCGGCCAGTCGCCCAAGGTCGTTGGCGCCAATATCAAAGCTGAGACCAAGGCTGGACGTCCCCACAAGCAGGCGGTCGCGATTGCGCTCTCGAAGGCTGGCAAGTCGCGCGGGACACGCGGAAAGGGAAAGTGCTGATGAAACGTTGCCAGTGCTGTCACGCTATTTGTGATGACAAGATACCCACGTGCCCAGCATGCGGCGAAGCGTCGTGGGCGCCCGTCGTGTCAGAGACACCGGTCGCTCGTTTGCTCGATTCCAAGCCCAGCGCACAGCTTGTTTCTGAGCGCAAGCCAGAATCGGTGCCTCCTCAGGCGCACAGAACGCCACAACAGCAACAGAGGGGGCGACGATGAGCACCCGCGGCAACGTCAATACCATCGCTATGACCGGGACTTCTCCCGCCACGGCTATCACGACCGTTGGCGCTCCCCTCGGTCGGCTACACGAGTTCGATTACCTGGTCATCGATGCTGTTTTGATTGGTGGGACGGGCGGTGCACTCGACGTCTACATCCAGCGCGAGATCGGCAAGGAGGACTCGGGCATCTGGGCGGACTGGATCCACTTCACGCAACTCCCGGCGGCTACTCCGGCCACGTACACCCTGACGAGCGATGCGGCGTCTAGCGGGTTATTGGCGGTCGGAATCGGCACCCTGGCTGCTCCTGGTGTTGCTTTGGCTGCTGGAGCCATGACCACGGGGACCCCCGGCGGGCGCGTACGATTCGTGTTCGTGGCGGGCGCTGGGACTTCAGCGGGTGCTGCGCAGACCGTGTACTTTACTGGGTGGAAAGTTGCCTGACCCCTGCCAATGCGGGAGCAGTGCTCACTCTACCGAATACAACCCTGCACGCGGGCGTGTGCGCACATGCCTTGATTGTGGGCGCGTGGCGGCCGAGTTCGATCAAGGGGCTACCACACAGAGTGGTGAGGGCGACTTGGCGTTCGACGCTCCTGCATTTCGGCTGACGCCACCGGGGAGCGGGGCGCCAAATCCTGGACGGAAGCCGGCTGCTGAGAAACCAGGGCTGTCTGTTCCTGGCAAGCAGCACGGCGGAAAGCTCAACGTGCTGAAGCTCGCGCGCCAGCGACTCGCTGACCTGAAGCGCGAGATCAAAAGACTCCGAAGGCTCGAGACCGAACGCGACCAACTCGAGCGTCTTCTCCGTGCCGCGGACGGCAAGCCCGTCGCGGTTGTCGCGCCTATCAGAACCGCGAGGTAAATAGCACATGGCTGCAACTACTGGGACCGTTGTTCGAGCGTACAATTTCGAGATTCTTCGCCAGGAGACCTACACCAATACGACCGAACGCGAGATCTGCACATGCAAGGTCGATGTGACGGTCAGTACGGGAACGTATGCGTCAGGCGACGGAATGACGTTTTCTCCCGTCACGGCGATTCAGTCCGCAATGCGTGACGGGCAGACGCCGACCATCTGGCAAGCGTGCCCTGTCGCGGCTGGCAAGTACACGTCGAGCGCGGTTGACTACACCGTGATTGGTGGGATCTGCACCAACACGTCTGGGGATATCAATTGCGACCTCTACCAAGAGGACGTGACGACCGAGCTCGGGAATGGCGCAGTGACTGGGTTCACTTGGAAGGATCCGATGACCTTCCAGGTGACCTTCACGCGTCTCGTGATCGGCGAGTAACAAAACTAAACAGCGGGACCTGCCGCTTCTCCCACAGGCAGGTCCCGCTGATCTAGCCAACTCCCCGCGACGCCGGCGGACAATCGGGCGAAAAGGAGTAGATGGATCATGGAAACAACGGACACCACGTCCGCAGGCACAGCTGCGCCTGCGACGACCGATCAAGCAATCCAGGCACCGGCAATTCTGGCGCCTGCACCTGCCGCGGCAGCGCCCACAGCGCAGCCACAATCGACACAACCTGCCGCACCAGCCGCTCAGGCGCCAGGTCGCGTTCAGGTCGCTGACCTGCCAGCAGAGGCGCTTGCTGAGCGGCTCGCTCGAGAGCGCAAGGCCGGAGCGAATGAAGCTCTCACCAGCCTACTGAAGGAGCTCGGTGTCGAGTCGAGCGATGTGCTCAAGCAGGCGATCGATGATCGCCGTAAGGCCGAGGAGCAGGCGAAGACGGACAGCCAGAAGCTGGGCGAACTCCAGACGCGCCAAACACAGGATCTCGCGAAGCTCAAGCAGTACGAGACAGCGCTGAACGCATCGCTGATGGGAGAGGTTGAGAGCCTCACACCAGAGCAGCGTGAAGCGTACGAGATGCTCAAGTCGGACGACCCGGCCGCAAACATGAAGGTTGTCCTGGCGCTCCAGAAGGCGAAACCAAAGGAGCCCGCACAGCCTGAAACGCCTGTTGCGCCAGCGGTTCCGGCAACACCAGCTGCTCCTAAGCCAGCTGCCGACACGGCGCCACCTCGCGGCTCGGCTCCGGACTCTGCCAACGAATCTCCTCCTAACCACAAAGCGGTTTGGGAGGGGTTGCAAACAACAAACCCATTCAAGGCTGCCTCGTATCTACGCGAGCACAAGCACCGGATTTTCCCGAGCGGAAGCTGAGTGATCTGCGGCTCGGGCTGAAAGGAAAACACAATGTCGTGGTCACAGGCAACGATCCCGCAGAACTTCCAAGCGGAACTCGACGCTCAGCTGTTGGCTCAGCCGGAGTCGCAGTATCTCTACGCCCAACTAGCCAAGTCGGCGATGAACATGTCTCTGGACGGCTCGCTGCCGGACATGTTCAATTTCTCGAGTGACAGCGTTGGTGCCGCATACCCGGACACGCAGCGCGATCGGTTGATCCTCGAGGCTACCCCAATCGCGACGCAGACCTTCTCCGCGAAGATCGACTTCACGCGTCGGCGTGGCGACATCGTTCGGATCAACCGCCCAAAGTACACCAATTCGACGTACGACTTGGCAGCGCGCCGGATTGCTTCTGGGGCAACGATTGGTACGACTGCCATCAATATCGACTCGGAACAGACCGAGATCCAGCTGCACCGCTTGGGCGGCCCCTACAGCACCGCTGTGAATCCGTTCGCGATTGAGGCGTTTGACAACCAGATGGGCGTGCATGACGGTGTCACCGTCACGAAGATGCATCTCCAGCGCGACTTCGACCGCACGATCGACACCATCGTTCGGGACTGCCTCAACGACGCTAGCACCACGTGCTACCCGGACGGTGTCACGGCAGTCAATGACGTGACCAGTTCGGGTGGAGCTCCGCTCACCTACAATCAGATCACACGCGTCGCCAAGAGGATGGATGAGGCGAGCCTCCCGCGGTTCTCGAATGGACGTCGTGTCATGGTTGTGACTCCGACTGGCAAGCGGCAACTGAAGGACGACCGGCAGTTCGCGAGACACGCGGACTATTTCCGAGACAAGAACCCGCTGTTCCCAGGCTGGTTTGCCACATGCGACGAGTTCGACATGTTCTGCTCGAACACCCTGTCCGAGACGGACAACACGTCAAACGTGGAGATGCATTACGGCCACGCGATTGCCCCGGGCGTGCTCGGCGTCGGCATGGGGCGTCCCCCGGCGGTGCGTGCATCGAGTGACACCAACTACGGCGAGACCATTCGCCTCATCTGGCTCGCAGATCTAGGCTTCAAGCTGTTCGACAATCGCTTCGTCGTGGCGGTCGTCTACTCCGAGGACGAAGACGCTTCGTAACACTAGGCGGCCCGCACGCACGGGAAGGGGCCCGGAACCCGCTGGGCCCTCGCCTATTCACAGCTGCCGGCTCCCGCCGGGGCAAGTGAGGAATCATGGCCAATCAGTACCGATCTCTGGCCGCTGCAAGCGGCAACTTCAACGGTGGAGCCGCAGGAACGCACCTTCACGGCACTGCACTTCGCCTGGAAAACGTCAAGCCGGGCTCACTGTCAGCCTACTTCGACACCACGGCAACGACCAGTACCCTAACCATCTCGGGGTTCTGGGAGGTGTCGGCCGACAACAGCACCTGGGTTGACGTCTCGACATTGAACAATGCGGCACTGGTCGCCATCACGACCGGCACAGGATCAGCCGTGACAGGTGACAAGGTCATTCCGTTCCCGGATGGGCTTCTGGGATGGAAATACGCGCGCGCCACCGCGATCAACGGTGTGACGACCGGTGCTACGGCGGATGCCGCGGTCATCACGTACCGTTGGCTCAACGAGCAGTCCGGCGGCTGGTAGCCATAGGCTACGATGGCCTTCTCGATACAAGAGCTGTACCGGGTGAAACGTGAGCTAGGCTACAACCTGCTCACGGCCGGGGCCGACGTATATGTCGGTGTCACGGCGTTGTTCGACACGGTCATTCAGACATACATCGACGCAGAAGTGGCAACGACGAGTGCGACGGTTGTGACCACGAGCTCGTCTCCATCACCGGCCGCCTTGACGCTGACGCTGGCCACTGGGTTCGCCGTGGGCCAACGCTGCGTCATCGACGTCGACTCGCGGCAGGAGGTCGCCACGCTCTCGGATCTGTCGGGTTCCGTGGCGACCTTCCTGCTGTCGCTCGCGCACTCGGGTACGTACTCGGTCGTCGTTGAGGGGCCGATCACGATGGCGCGGGCATGCCTGAACAAGATCGATGCAGCTCGCGAAGGAATCGGAACGTCATTTGGTTATGGCGCATTGAAGAAGGCAGATGAGATCGAGTTCTACGACACGCGCGGGAAGTTCTTCGGTTCGGTCGGCGAACAACTAGACTTCTGGCGGAGTGAGCTTGCATCCATCCTGGGAGTCCCCAACGCCTGGGAGCTCAAGACCAGCCCCGGCGGGTGCCAGACACTGAGTGTCTACTGATGCTGTCTGCTGTGCCCTACATCGATGGAGCACGCGATGGCGAGCGGTGCTCCGATCTAGTCTGCACCGTTGCAATCATGCAGCATGCTCTCCTGAACGACGTGGCGTCGGTGAAAAGCTGAATGAGCAACGTTGACGGGCTGCGAAAGCTACTTGACCGAGGCCGTGCCATCCCAGGGATCTGGGGCCTCAGGCCGTACCGATCCTTCCTCATCGAGGGCTACTGGGATGGCGCCTACACGGGTGACGGCGAGTCAGCGGACTTCGAAACAGAGTTGCTCGTGGGCGGGCAGCCGCCGAAGGTGCGGTTCCTGACGTCCGAGCAGCTGGCTCTTGGCGGAGTCCCCGAGGGGACCTGCACAGTGGGGCCTCTCACTCCGAGCCACACGGGTGGTGGCGTCGCGGCGAGTTCGCTAGAGGGCACCTCCCTGGCAGCTGGCAACAC